CGGTTTTTATTTTAAACGATCTGACCTATCAACCTATCCAGAGATAGCTAGGATTACTCGGACTGGGATAACCTCAGCCGGTAATGTTACCGCCTATTCTGATGAGCGACTTAAATCAAATATACAAACACTAGACGGCTCTAAAGTATTGGAGATGCGTGGCGTCTCCTTCACTAAAGACGATCGCGATGGCTCTGGCGTAATTGCTCAAGAACTAGAAAAAATTGCACCAGAGTTAGTGCATACCTCAGACGATGAGATGGGAACCAAATCTGTTGCTTATGGCAACTTAGTCGGCTACTTGATCGAAAACGCTAAAGAGCAACAGAAAGAAATAGACGAACTAAAAACCTTAGTAAAACAATTATTGGAGAAATAGAAATGGCTATAACAAAAACTGAAGTAAACCAGAGAACAGAAGTCTATGTGGCGGCTGACTCAACAGCGGCATCAACAACCAATGAAGGTAATCCTACTTTAATGGTCGTTACTACAATTACATTTGATGATACTAGCGATGCAGAATTACCTGCCGTATCTAATCACGTTACTCACCTCTCTCGTTATGATGAAAATGGCGAACCAACTGTTATCACTGGACAGGCGCAAATTGTCCAAGATATATGTGCAGGAATCTGGGCATAAAGTATGACATTGCCTACTGGTACTATTTCTATGAATGATATCAAAATAGAGTACGGCTTGTATGGTTCTTTGGCATTGGGGTCATTATATGCAGGTGGCGGCATAATAGCCTCTGGTGCAGGAGGGTATAACGGTGCAATTCCATCAAGCGGTGCAATATCACTAAGAAATTTTCAAGGTAATAGCGCCCCTTCCTCCATCTTAGACACTCAGACTGTCACAGTTGGCTCCAGAAATGACTATGGATATATTAGCACTGGATATAAAAGCACAGGAACTGGCGTAGGTAGCATCAGCGATGGTTCGTCTAATGTTTATTCTGGGGCAAACATTAATGATCTTTATCATCAAACTACTACGAATAAGCTGTATTTTAGACTAGCAGGAGTTCGCGCAAACTCAGGGTGGACGAAAATGATGATCAACAACAATACTTTTATGCGAGTAAGTGCAACATATTCAGCAACCTCTACAACTACTTGGATTTGGCCTTTGAGTTCTCAACCGTTTGGCTCTAGCGGTACTGCAACGGTCACTTGGGAGTAATTATGATTACATGGAAAATTGTAAACATTGAATACATTATTTTAGAGGATGGCCTAACCAACGTAGCTAAAAATGTGCATTGGTATGCCAGTGATGTTGGCGACCTAGATAACTGGGGAAATTGTTGGGGCAATCAACAGCTAGATATTTCAGGCATGAACGCAAGTAGCTTTACGTCTTGGGATTCTCTGTCAGAGTCACAAGTCTTAGGTTGGGTAAAATCAGCTATGGGCGAAGAAGAGGTTGAGCGCGTCGAAAAATATATTGAGTTCACCATTGGTATGGGAACAATGACCGAAAGACAGATTGGACTTCCAAACTGGAATGACTAGCAAGAGTAATTTTACAACTTTTGATAACTGCTGTACCATTGAACAAAGATGTTGTTCAAAAAATTAAAAGGATAGACAAATGCCTGCACAAACAGGGAAAGACATTATAGACGGAATAGCAGTTACGACTACAATAGGCAGTCTTGCTTCTTGGTTGCCACCAACAGCATCTTTGTTTACAATAATTTGGTTATTGATTAGGATTTATGAATCAAAAACAGTTCAAGATTTGTTAGATAAAAAACCATCAAAAGGAGAAAACCGTGGGAAAGTCAGAAAACGAAGAAGTAAAAACACCGATCACCATTAATGATAAAGAATATTTTGTTGAAGATTTAACTGAAGAGCAACAAATGATCATTAATCACATTAGAGATTTAGATCAAAAAGTAGCAGGGGCAAAGTTTAACCTCGATCAACTTCAAGTAAGTCATGGTGCTTTTGTAAATATGCTAACTCAACAGCTTGAAGTGGAAGAGGCCGTTGACGAGGAAAACTAAATGAGCATTGTATCTGCTTTAATTGAACCTGTATCAAACCTACTTGATAAATGGATACCTGATGCCACCGAAAAGCAGAAGATTGCTTATGAACTCTCAACGCTTTCTGAACGCCACGCGCAGGAACTCGCAATCGCTCAGATTGAACTCAACAAAGCCGAGGCCAGAGGAAACTGGTTCCAATCAAGTTGGCGACCTGCCACTGGATGGGTCTGCGTCCTTGGATTCGCAGTCAACTTCCTTATCTCGCCACTGGCGGCAGGGTTCGGAGTAGACATACCTCAAGCTGATACATCCGTTATGATGCCAGTGCTTATGGGAATGCTTGGACTTGGCGCAATGAGATCAACAGAACGCATTAAAGGAGTCGGCAAATGACTACAAAAAAAGCACCAAAGAAAAAGAATTACTTTAAACCTAAAGAACTAAAGTGCAAAGCAACAGGAGAAGAAGGGTTTGACCCCGACTTCTTAGCCCTGTTAAATAAGATACGCCATGAGTGTGGCTTTAGCTTTCCCCTGTCTAGTGCTTACAGATCACCCCAACACCCCATAGAAGCGCGTAAAGAGCGTCTAGGAGCGCATACGTACGGAAAGGCGGTAGATATATTAGCTAACGGAGAAAACGCCTTAGAAATCATTAGAGTGGCACAAAAGCATGGTATAAAAAGAATAGGCGTACAGCAGAAAGGTGGTGGCAGATTCATCCATCTGGACGTTTGTACAGAGGAAGAGGGTTTTTCCCCTGCTATTTGGTCTTACTAGTTCTACGTAGAACATAAAAAGCCCCCTTTCGGGGGCGATCATGGTATTACTCCCCAGTAGGATCATTAGGTAAGTTTATTTTAGTCACTGGCGCGTCTGCCTTTACGTAATACCTACCTACGTCACCCTCATCACAGTAGACGATTTTCCCTGTATGAAACCAAACGCCATAACCTCGGACCATTATTTGGCCGTATTCATTGGCAAATAAATCGCCAACTTCTAGCTTTTCAAAAGTAGTTTTCATTTTCATTTCCTTTTATTGATTGCCCCTCGAAGGGGGCGGTTGGTTTGTTATCGTTTAAACTTCTGAATAATAACGCGCTTTTCTATCTCACTATCATAGAACGGTTTACACCACCTGCTAGCGGCATTGCCATCTAACCTTTGATATTTAATGTTTAACTCATTATCAGTGAGTGTGCTTAATTGCGTTAAAAGAAGAGCCACTGTTCTTTCACCATGTCGGGAAAGTTTCATATTGTATTACTCCTGTTTATTAATTTTTAAAGAACTGCCATTTCGTGAATGACAATGTCATTATACACCATGTATACAAAATTGTAAATAGTTAAGTTATATTAAGATGTTATAAAAACTTTATTTTTTATTCCTAAATATTATAAACAAAAAGGTTTACTTTTAAGATCAGATAGGCCATAATGTACCTACATTCAATAAAACAAGGGCAATAAAATGAAATTAAGTAAATCAGAAATTGATCAATGCGTACTTGCTTTAGAGGCGTTAATCTTTAATTTAGGCAAGAGTGCAAGAGAAACAGAGCGTCAGTACCCAGATGCTTTATGGCTAGAAGAGGAACTCGATGATCTGGCCGCAGAGCGCAAAAAATATGGCGAGTTGCGTTTAAAATTATTGGGTTAATCTAACCGCCCCCGAAAGGGGGCTTTGCTGTAGGAGGCAATTATGAGCGATTACAATGGTTGGACAAACAGGAACACTTGGTTAATTAACCTACACTTTGGTGGCTTACTAAATAGCTATAAGGAAGATGACCTTGAAGTTACCGCTGACCTAATTCAAGAAATATGGCTAGATCATATTGAACTTGAAACAAAACACCTCGATATAATAGTTATGGATTTTCTCGACTTTGAAGGCATTAACTGGGAAGAAATAGCTGAACATTATCAGGTGGAAGAAGATGAATAATATCAATGAGTTAAACGACTATGAGCGCGGTGAGTATGACTGCATTCTTGGCTACCCTGCCTTAGAGGGTCAATCAGAGGCTTACGAACTAGGATATGGTGAGCAATACCAGAAAGAAGAGACTGTAGGAGGTCAACATGAGTTTATCTAAAGAAGTTTGGCAGACGTTATCTGCTATTGATGTATCAGATCATATTGAGAAAAAAGGCAAGCTGTCATATCTGTCATGGGCTTGGGCTTACGGCATTATGATGGAGCATTATCCTGACATACATTACACCTTTGAAGAGGATAAATGTACTGAAACTGGGACGGTAGAGATTAGGTGCAGTGTTTTATTAACTGAAAAAGATCAGTCTATGGTTAGGAATATGTGGCTACCAGTTATGGACCATAGAAACAAAGCAATATCCAACCCTGATAAGTTTGCAATTAATTCATCTAAGATGCGCTGTTTGACAAAGTGTTTTGCAATGTTTGGGTTAGGTCACTACATCTACGCAGGAGAAGATTTACCAGAGGCGGTAGTTAAGGCAACGGTTAGTGAAGAGCAAATTACTAAAATCATAAATTTAATTGATCATGCTAAGGTTGATATGCCAAAGTTTATGAAATGGTTAAAAGTAGATAAGGTTGATCATATTCTAGCCAGTAATTATGACAGAGTGATTGCCGCGTTAGAGGCTAAGTTGTGATAATCCTAGACCACGAACAAGGGACTGAGGAATGGCTTGCCGCACGATTGGGTAGGCCATCTGCCAGTGGCTTTTCTAAGCTGATTACTGCAACTGGTAAGCCGTCAACTTCTGCTAGTGGATATATTCACGAACTAATTGCAGAGCGTCTTACAGGTGAATCCACCCCCTTCCATGTTACTGAATGGATGGAGCGTGGGACTAAGTTAGAACCAGAGGCTAGAGAGGCGTATGAGTTTATAACCGATAATGAGGTTATAGAAACTGGCTTTATTGTAGACCCTAGCTTTGAGTTTGGCTGTTCACCTGATGGCCTAATTAATGGTGATGGCGGTTTAGAGATTAAATGTCCTGCGCCTAAAACGATGGTTAGCTATCTGGCAGACGAACAAGTTGGTGTTAAGAAATACTGGCAACAAATCCAAGGTTGTATGTGGATTACCCAACGTAAATGGTGGGACTTTTTTGCCTATCATCCAAAAATGCGGCACGTTCTTGTGCGCGTTAAACGCGATGACGAATACATCGCAAAGTTAGCCGCTGAAGTTAATGCGGCTGTAAGTCAAATTTTAAACCAAGTGGAGAAGTTAAAATGAAAGTAGGATTAAACGTAAGAATCAACGTTAGCAAGATTGATAAATCTAAGCTGTATAAAGGGGAGAAAGGGGTCTATCTAAATATGACGACCTTTGTTGACCTTGACCAAGAAGATGAATACGGCAACAACGGATTTATTTCTATGGAACAATCCAAAGAACAGCGCGATGCAGGTGAACAAAGCGTAATCTTGGGTAATGTTAAAAAGTTCTGGTCAGATGGTGCTACAGCTAGTGCGCCACAATCAGATATGAGCCTTGAAGAACTGGATGAAGATATACCGTTCTGATCTAAAAAGCCCCCCTTTCGGGGGGCAAACCATAGGAGGTTGTCAGTCGGGGGAACTGACCTAACAAATATAACATAGGAAATAAAAATTATGAAATTAATTCACGCAGGAAAATGTGTCGTAGCCGCCCAACATCAAAAGGGAATCAGCAGTGCTGACTTTGCTAGACGCGCAGGAACTTCCCCACAACAAGTTTTACGATGGAGAACACATAGCAATATGAAACTTCATACCGTTCAAAGAGTATGTGATGCTTTAGGAATAAAGATTGAGGTTTTTATAACTTTAAATAATAAGGATTAGATATACATTTTGGTGCATTTAATATTTAATTGAAAAGTATTCGGGCTAGAGGCTGACTAACACCTTAAATAAAAAGTCAGAGCGTGGTTGACCCTCCAGACATAGCCCTACAATTTAATCGGTTTTAGATTGTGGATAGGTTGGATATCCGATACGAATACGAAGTTAACCGCTGAGTCGCAAAGTCCCTCAGATCGTAAATTTACTTTTTGAAGTAAAAGGGTTAAAACGTCTTTAAAAAAATATTTAAAAAAATAATTTATCAATAAAACAGGCGAGGCTTGCCGAGCCATAGGAGATTAAAATGAAAATACGTTTAAGTAAACAAGACTCACACACTTGTCAACTGATGGGTGCTGATACTGTTAAGTTATGCGAAATGCAAGGGTTTACCCCAAGGCTTGATAATAAAAAACAATCAAGAGTTGAAGCTAATGTATATGGTTTTAAGGCAGAATTTGCTGTTGCCAGATTATTTAATTTAGAATTGCCTACCGTTAATGTTGCGACAGATGGTGGCGTTGATCTTTGGTTTGATGATTTTACTATCGATGTTAAATTTACCAATGATGAATATGGGAATTTAATTTTTGATTCTATGCAAAAGTTTAAATCACAGATTGGTGTGTTAGTGGGTAAAACTAATGACCCAGATGTTATGCATATTAATGGTTGGATTGATCGAAACAACTTTAAAAATAAATGTCACAACCATAATTTTGGATATGGTGATAGGTTATATTTAAAGCACGATGAATTATTTCCAACAGAAAGTTTATGGTCACGATTAATGCAACATAAATTCCAATAGGGGGAACTAATGATTTTAAATAATGGCGACAACTGGCAACCAGAAGAGACTGACGTTATTGCTTGGCAACGTGCTTACCCTAAAGTAGATGTACACCAAGAACTGATGGCTATGGAATCTTGGCTAGATGCTAATCCTACTCGCAGGAAAAAACCCACAGGCATTAAACGCTTTGTAAACTCTTGGTTATCTAGATCACAAGAGCAGGGTGGAAGTTCTCCTATTGCTAAAAAATATAACAAGCCTGACAGCATAAGAGCGAAAACTTTAGAGATGCAAATGGCTGATGTCACTTGGGTCGAACCTGATCAAGTTCAAATGATGAAGGAATTCTACTTAAATAAATTTGGTTACTATTACGATGGAGAAATACATGACCGCATCTAGTCAAGCAAAGCAAATACGATACGAAGGGAACAAGCCAGACCTTGTGCATGGTCGATACTACACGATTAAAAGATTGGCTGAGATAACTGGCCTATCAGATACAGCTATTCGATACAGGTTAAACGGTAGTGACATCTGCACAGATGATGAGTTAGTTAAAAGTCATTGCGGTAGAACACTGCGTAAAAAGAAGGTTGAAGTGACTACAACGCTATCTCAGAAATGGCTGACGCGGAAGTTAGTATGAGTCAGGGAGATTTTATAAAGATAGGCAACTTGCTTGAGATAGAAAAGCGGTTGCCTCATCTCATTAAAAGGGTCAATGAGTGGGACTATGCAAGACCTCTTTGTATAACTCTAAAGCCTTACACTAATCCAAGAAGCCTAAATCAGAACGCTCTGTTCCATGTGTGGTGTAAAACCATGTCTGAAAAGTTTATTGAAAAAGTACCAACAGCTACGCCTGAGAATATGAAGTTGATGATGAAACAAAGATTCTTAGGGGCAGAGGATATTAAAATAGGTAAGACAGTAATTAAGAATCAGGTCAAGCACTCAAGCGACCTTGATGTAGGCGAAATGGTACACTTCATGGATAACGTGTATCATTGGGCTAGGGACAACGGAATATTATTAGAAGTGCCACAAAATTCCGAGTATCAAAAGCTAAAAAACCAACAGGAGAGTTGAATGATCAAGGCTGACCCCAGAACGCTCATAGAATTTACAACAACTGATAGACAAAAAGAAGTAGTCAATGCCGTTATTAAAAATGGCTCTGCTAAAAAAGCCGCTAAAGAATTAAATTGTGACAGACGAACCGTCGATAAAATGATAGTTCGCTTAGAAAAGATAGCCGCATCCAATGGCGTAGCCCCCCATAGAGATTTAACTCACCAAACAGCAGAAGGATTCCAAGCCAAGAGAATATCAACGGCATACAAGGAAGATGGCTCAGTTGCCCTACAGTGGGTTATTCAAGAGCCAGACAAGCAAAGCCTACAGCAACGCCTTAATTATATGCTAGAGGGCATTAAGGATGATCTAACAGGCTTTAAAAAGGCAGTTAAACAACCTGCAAAAGTAAACGCTGATTACCTAGCAATGTATATTATAGGCGACCATCATTTTGGGATGCTTGCTGATAGCGAGACTAAGCTAGACGATGATGATTGGGATGTAAAGATA